GCGTGGATGTTTAGGTTGGCTTTCGCCTGGTGCGGCTGCAAGAGGTTCAGGCGGAACCGCTCTAATCACCCCGGACAATCGAGGCGGTTCAATGGGCGAAAATAATTATTGGAGCGTAATAACAGATCAATTCTCACCTACTAATGCCACTTATGCCAACATATCTAATGGATTTATATACGGTCAATCTACCCAATACACAATTCCAGTTAGTCCATGGGCATACCCATCATTAAAATTTGAAGAAACTTTAAAAGTAGAAATAAAAAGAAGCGGTAGATATACAACATCACCGGCTTATGAAAAAACTGGAGTAAGACATTCATTACTGTAATAAATATATATATAAAATGAGCTATACAATATTAAATTTAACTGAAGCAACAAGATCTAATAATCCTCAAGACGGAGATTTTGTACAGTACACTTATGACACTGGAAGCGTAGTGAAAAAACACTACTATACGCCCGTTGAGTCAACTGACGCGCAGTTGCAGGAAATTGAAATTTTAAAAGCCAGATTATGGCGAAATGATGAATTAGCTGGTACAGACTACATAGTACCTTTAACAGATCACCCAGATCACACAGCTACACTAGCGTATAGAATAGCTCTAAGAGACTGGCCAACAACATCTGATTTTCCAGACACAAAACCAACACTATAATAAATGGCATTAACTAAAGTTTCAACTGGCGTTGTAGACATGAGTGGAAACACCGGAGGCTTAGTTATAGCTAAAGGAACTGACGCTCAACAACCAACCTGCGATGCATCTATCCTTGGTTCTATCCGAGAGAATACAACCGAAAATAAAGTTGAGGTTTGTACTTCTACTGGTTGGCAGTTTTTAGAAGAAGCTGGAACAGCTATTGCACCATTAAATATCGATTATCTAATAGTAGCAGGCGGAGGAGCAGGCAAGGGCGGTGGCGGTGGTGCTGGCGGTATGATAGAAGGTAGTAAGGAATACGATACTTCAAGTGCTCCTATACAATTAACTGTAGGTAGCGGCGGCAGTATAGCGTATAGTGTTTCCGATGGCGAGGACTCCGAACTCACGATAAATGCAAATGAAGGCGCTATAGTATCAACTGGAGGTGGTCAAGGAGGTCTAATTGATAGTGCCTCTTCGGCTAGATCAGGAGGATCTGGAGGTGGTGGTGGACCCGCAAGTACAGCACTCACGCTAGGTGGGTTAGGTAATACACCATCAACTAGTCCACCTCAAGGGTACGACGGTGGTACGAACGGTAATTGGCGAGGAAGCACATACCCATCCGGTGGTGGTGGTGGGGCAGGAGCCATAGGAGGTAGCGCGACAAGCAATACTCAAAGCGGTAATGGTGGAGATGGAAGACAATCCTCAATAACAGGTATACCTACTTATTACGCTGGAGGTGGCGGTGGCGGTATGTATAATTCAACCAATGGTTGTGGCTCCGGTGGATTAGGTGGCGGTGGTGATGGTTACCGAGGAACAGTTCCAGCGATTCAACAAGGAACACCTAACACTGGTGGAGGCGGCGGTGGTGACGGACGCTATAATAGAGGCGGAAACGGTGGCTCTGGTATTGTAATACTTAGATATCCTGATTTTTATACTACAACTAAAACTAATACATTAATTAGCTCTGTGTCTACTTCGGTAGCAGGTTACAAGATAGAAACATTCACTTCAGGAACAGGAACAATAACATTTAGCTAATATGGCAAATTTCAATATAGATTATTTAGTAGTAGCTGGTGGTGGATCTGGCGGCGGCTTTGGCGGTGGCGGAGGTGGCGGTGGCGTTTTGTCTAATGTAGGTGCAACTAGTTTAGTATTAGTCACGGGAGACACTTATTCTTTAGCTGTTGGAACTGGTGGTACTAGAATCACCTACGGAACAGGTGGTTATCCTAATTACACTCCAGGACAGCAGGGAGGATCCTCTTCTATTTCAGGCACCGGAATAACAACAATAACATCAATAGGTGGTGGCGGTGGAAATTCTTATCAAGCTGATGCGACCCAACCAGGAGGATCTGGAGGTGGTGGATCTACTGGAAGAAGCAGTGGAGGTATAGTAGGTAGAACAGGAACATCAGGACAGGGTAATAACGGTGGAAATGGAATTACTTACGGATCAACTGGAAACACTTACGGCGCCGGTGGCGGTGGAGGTGGTGCTGGAGCAATTGGTGGCAACGCTTTTTTAGGTGGTGGAGTATCAGTAGGTGGAGGTGGAGGTAATGGAATCCAATCTTCAATAACGGGTACACCTACTTATTACGCCGGCGGTGGAGGTGGAATGAGTTATCCTTCTGGCGGCGGAGCAAGTAGTTTAGGCGGTGGCGGTGCTGGTGGTAATTATAATGGCGGCGCTGGAGTCTCTGCTCAAAACGGAACAAATAACCTAGGTGGAGGCGGTGGTGGAAGTTATGGATATCAAACCGCAACAGTGGGACTTGGCGGTTCTGGTGTTGTAATACTTAGGTACACAACGAATACCATTAACGGTTACACAACAACAGGAATAACACCAACAGAAGATACAACTACTATACCTGGACAAACTATACTTAGTTTTACAACAGTAGGCACGGGCACGATAACCTTTACAGCTTTACCACCCCCACCCACACCAACTCCGTTTGATGGAACTAGAGCAACAACACCTGTAACTGGTTTTAACAAAACAAGTATAAGTGAAGGTTTAAAACTACCAAGTGGTGACAATAGCAATCAACCTGTTGGAGCACTCGCTGAGCAAGGTATGATTAGAAATGATACTGAAGAAACCGTAGATAGTTCTGCTAGCGCTATAACGCATTACAATGGAACTAACTGGCGGTATTTCGCTGCTACAGAGTCGCCTGACGTTGTCTACCCTACTAGTTTAAAAATGTATTTAGATGCTAGTGATACAACTTCTTATCCTGGAACTGGAACAACTTGGTTTGATTTAACTTCTAACGCTAATAATGGAACTATAAACGGCGCTACTTGGAACCCTGGAGGTTATTTTGATTTTGATGGTGGTAATGATTATGTTGATATAAACAATTTCGTAAATAGCTTTTTTAATAATGCCGTTAACAAAATATTTAGTGTTTCAATTTGGTTTAACCCTGACCAGCTTCCCACTTCGTCAACACCATTCCAGTTATGGCAATTTGGAGTTTGGAGTAATGGTACTATTAGAGCTTTTTTACTTGACAATGGAAAAATAAATTTCCAATCAACAACAGGCGGAAGTTCTTATGTTAACCAACTGAATTCTTCAACCAGTTATAGTATAGGCAATTGGAATAACTTGGTTTGTATTTACGACGGAACAACAAAACACTTGTATTTAAACAATAACTCACCTAATAGCGCTGTTCATAACTATGATATTCAAACTAATACTGGAAGTATAGGTAAAGACGATAGTAACAGCTTTTATTTTAATGGAAAAATAAGCAAATTTAATGTTTATGACACAGTCTTAACACAAGCAGAAATAACAGCTATATACAACGAAGGAAGATAATTAAATAAAACATGGCAAATACAAAAATAACAAACCCTGAATTATTTAATCTAGGAGATTCAACCTCAGCTACGCAGTTGCCTGTAATGACAACTACGCAAAGAATTGCTATGAATCCACCTCCAACTTTTAACGTAGATTACCTAGTGGTAGCTGGTGGCGCAAGTGGCGCAAATCAACACGGTGGAGGTGGTGGAGCAGGAGGTTTAAGAACTTCATATGGCTCAACATCTGGAGGTGGAGCTAACGCAGAACCAACACTTTCATTGACAACTGGAACCTCATATTCATTAACAGTAGGAGACGGAGGCACAGGCGTTACGTGGGTTGGTGCTAATCTAGCTGGTAATAATGGTTACGATTCAGTTTTTAATAATATAACTTCTATCGGAGGTGGCGGTGGATCATCTTATGCCACACAAACAATCCCTAGTAGTGGAGGATCTGGAGGTGGTGGTGGAAGTCAAGCTGTAGGTGCACAAACTGGAGCGTCTGGAGAACCTGGTCAAGGTTACGCAGGAGGCTCAGGCTTCACTGGAGGAACTCCATATCCTGGCGGTGGCGGTGGCGGTGCTGGTGGCTTAGGTGGCAACGCAACAACTGGAGTAGGAGGTAATGGTGGTGATGGATTACAAAATGACATAACCGTTACAACGACTGGAACTGGACCTTACTATGCTGGTGGTGGTGGTAGTGCTACTTATGGTTCTGGAACTCCTGGAACTGGTGGATCTGGAATAGGTGGTGCAGGAAAATATACAAATAGCAATGGAAATCCAGGAAACCCACAAACTGGAAGTGGTGGTGGTGGAACTAATGGTGGATTTCCTTCTGGATCTGGCGGATCTGGTATTGTGGTACTTAGATATCCAACAGCTGACGTAGCTAGTTATACAGCTACAGGCTTAACACCAACAAAAACTACAGTAGGTACAGATACTGTGCTTAGTTTTACAACTGTAGGCACAGGTGCAATAACTTTTACATCATCAACACCTACAAGTACAATATCTACAGGTGAAATGATATTCAACTCTGATACAGATAAAGTAGAATACTTCGATGGAACTAAATGGTATGGTATTACTTATGAAGCAGATCCAGCAGATATATTTCAAGATGGATCTAATTTATTTACCTCTAACTTTTCTAACAGCACTCTAAGTAGTCTTGAAAGCGGGATTACATATAGAAGTTACGGTAGGAGTGGAGGAAATTATTTTATAGATAACACAATTCCTGTATTTAGAAATGATTTACCATCGGGAAGAAGTGGTTTTGGTAAATCGTTAACTTTGACTGATACAGGGGATGACCCTACTATAACAATAGATGGCGTTACTCCTTTAAGTTCTGTACTTACTTTTAGTTTTTGGGTTTATGTAGTTGCCCATGATAATGATGACAATGTGGTGTTAGGTGTTAATTTAAAAAGACAAAACAACAGCTATATGTGGGTTTATATCTATGAGCCTAATCGATCGTCCTATACTTATGATAGCTTCAGCACTTTACCAACAGGTTCTTGGCAACATATGGTTGTAACAAAGAGATCTGATAATTATGTTTATACATACAAAAATAACTCATTACTTGGATCTATAAACGCAGGAACAAAAATACCTTTGCCTGCTGGACCTTTTCTAGGATCTGCAAACGAATTTAGATTGATGAGCTTTTCCGATGCAGACGTTTCAAATGAAGTTTGGATTACAGGAGTAAGAATTTTTAATAGAGGTTTAACTGCGTCAGAAATTACAACACTTTATAACGAAAATCCAACTTACTAGTGTAACATGGAAATTTAACAAAAAACAAGTGATAATATAAAACATAGTTAACGGTTTACTAGCTATGATTAAACCAAAAGTGTAAACCAACCAATAAAACCAAAACCAATGACGTTTTTTTACCAGACTCAATCGTGGAATAGTCAACCACAAGTAACCCAAGAAACCATAGAGCTATGGAAACATCTATCTAAAAAGTCTAACTGGAGGATAGTACAACTAGCAAATGGATTCTACCAAACCGAACACCAAGATGTTAAAGACAAAGACACTTGGAGCGACGTAACCAGAAGAGAAACAATTGAAGGTGCTGAAAAAGCAATAGATTCTTCAGTTGAGCATTTTAAAAGAAAAACTGCTTTCTTAGATGGTCCAAAAGTCGTTAAAACCTTCGAATAAAACACAATCAATCAATTCAATTAAATTAAATTAAATATGTCAGACTTAATAGTCAAGAATCTTAATTTTGGGCAAGAAGCTCAAGATAAAGTGTTTGAAGGAATAAACAAACTCACAAAAGCCGTTAGCTCTACATTAGGAGCTAGCGGTAAATGTGTACTACTAGAAGACGGTTCAGGTAACCCGCTAATCACTAAAGATGGTGTAACAGTTGCCGATACAATAGTATTATTGGACCCAGTAGAAAATATGGGAGCTACGCTTTTAAAAGAAGCAGCTCGTAAAACAGTAAGAGAAGCTGGTGACGGTACAACAACCGCTACGGTTCTAGCTCATGCCGTACTAAAGGAAGCTCAAAAAGTTCAAGCTGATGTAAGTTCTAGAGACTTAAAAAGCGGTATTGAAAAAGCAACCGATAAAGTAGTGGCATACCTAGAAAAAAACAGCACTAGCGTTCAAGGCGATATGATTGATCAAATCGCTACTATATCAACCAATAATGATCCTTATCTAGGTAAAATAATTGGTGATGCGTTTAGAGCTGTAGGAGATACAGGAGTAGTGATGATGGAGCAATCAGCTGAAGCTGAAACAGTTGTTGAAATAGTTGATGGAGTTCAATACGATAAAGGTATGACTAATCAACACTTTATGACTGATCATGTTAAGAGAACAGCAGAGTTAAAAGATGCTGCAGTGCTTCTTGTTGAATCGCCTGTTGAAAATGTAAGACAAATACAGTCTGTTTTAGAGTATGTTATTAAAAATGACAAACCTCTATTGATTATTGCAGATGTAGAACCATCAGTTGTTTCTACGCTAGCTATGAACAAGACTAAAGGTAATATCAAAGTAAACATTATAAATGCACCTACTTTTGGTATTAATAAAAGAGAAATGCTAGATGATCTAGCTTTATTAACAGGAGCAACTGTTATAAATGAAGATCTTGGTGATGATATGGATTTAATTCAA